GTAACAAGTTCTGGTAGTGTAGGAAGTGCTGTAGTAACCAGTTTATCTAATGTGCAATTTCAACATGTTAATTTTACTACATCAGGTGGTTCATTTTTGTTTATAGTAAATGGTGCAGATGCTCCAAGACATTATAATGGTAGTGCATGGGCAACACCTTCTTTAAGTGGAGTAACAGGCTCTACAATAAATAATGTAACAGTATTTAAAGAACGATTATTTTTTATAGTAAATGATAGTTTAAGTTTTGGTTATTTACCTATTAACTCTGTAGCAGGAACAGTATCTACATTTGCATTAGGAAGTGTATTTAACTTTGGTGGTAAATTAGTAGCAGCTGGTAGCTTAACAAGAGATGGTGGTTCTGGTTCAGATGATTATATAGCATTTATAACATCAGAAGGTGAAGTAGCTGTGTATCAAGGAACTGACCCAAGTAGTGCTACTGCATGGTCTTTAGTGGGTGTATTTAAAATAGCAAGACCTATAGGTAAAAGATGTGTAATTAATGTTGGTCCAGAACTTATAGTAATAACAGAAGCAGGATTTGTGCCTTTAACTAAAATGTATAATACAGATGAAACTAATTATGGTACTGCTATATCAGATAAAATAAGTGGAAGTATTTTGACCGCAGTAACTAATTTTAAATCTACTTTTGGTTGGGAAGCAATAATTTATCCTAAAGGACAGTTTGGTTTATTTAATGTGCCTAACGGAATATCAGGAGAATTTGTGCAATTTGTAGTAAACTTATCTACAGGTGCATGGGGTAGATTTACAGGACAAGATGCCTACTGTTGGGGTTTATTAAATGGAGATTTATATTTTGGTGGTAGTACCAAAGTGTATAAAGCAGATAATGGATTAAGTGATGCAGGAACACAAATACAAGGTAATGCAAAAACAGCATTTGTATATTATGGTGGTAGAGGAACATCTAAAAGATTTACAGCTATACGACCTATAGTATCATCAGATGCAGATTTGCCAGTTAGTATAGGATTTGATGTAGACTTTAATGATGGCACATCTACTTATACACCATCTAGTGCTACTACTACAGGAGCAGATTGGGACACAGCAACTTGGGA